ATGTCTTTAGGGACTAATGGAGCAGAAAGACTTCGTATTGAATCTGTCGGCCGAGTTAGTATTGGATTAGGTCAAGATTGTAATAATTTTGGCACTAATTATAATGCACTTCAAATACATTCTTCAAGTGGTGTAAACTCATATCTATCTTTAACAAATAGTACAACTGGTACTAACGGTACAAGTGCTGGACTAAATCTTGTTCAAACAGGTGTTAATGCTCTAGTTAACAATAGATCTGCTGGATATCTGGCATTTCAAACAAGTGATACAGAAAGACTTCGTATTGCATCGAATGGTGCATTAGGAATTGCTGGTGCTAACTATGGAACTGATGGTCAAGTTTTAACAAGTACAGGATCAGGTTCAGCTCCTGCATGGGAAGATGCTGGTGGTGGTGGTGGTGATTTTGATGAAAACGCTAGTTGGTTATTCGTCTAATGTTAATAATACCTAAATATTAATAGGAATACTAGTTGCTTCCATAATGAAATCTCATAAAATTGCTGAAGAACTTCTATCTAAGGCTGTTGAAAAAATTAGATCTGCAAAACAGCAAGTTGAAGAGGAGTCTGTAAAAATAGATGACTTCGCTGGAAATGCTGCTTATGAGTTTATTGATATAATTAAACCAGAACCAATTAAGATTCCACAATCACAAATCAGATTTATTGAGCAACAAACAGAACAACAGTTGGAAGAAGCCTCAAGAATCCCAACTAAAACTGGAAATATTGTCTTTGTTAATTTAGGTTGGCGCGGAAAAAATTACAGCATAAGAATCTTTTTCCCTTCAATCAAAAAACCATCACGCAGCGACGTTCGGGATCAGTTGCAGAAAATCTATCCTGGATCACGTCTCTGGCATTACCAAGTATCGGACTATGAACCCGGAGAACCCCTTCTCCAAGCAGGAGGAGATTAAGAAGGAAACAGAGAAGTTAAAGAAGCAAGTCGATAATTTGCAAAAAATGTTAGACATGACATTGGAGCATCAAAAGAAAAATCTACAATCACCTAAAGGACACCCACAAACATTTGGCAAATATACAATGATGTAAGGAGAATTTATTATGCCTGAAGAACATTATCTAGGTAATCCATTATTAAAAAAAGCGAATACACCTATTAACTTTACTCAAGATGAGGTTCTTGAGTTTATGAGGTGTAAGGATGATCCTGTTTATTTTGCAAAGAAACATGTTAAAATTGTTTCTCTTGATGAAGGATTAACTTCATTTAAACCTTATCATTTTCAAGAGAAGTTAATTAGAAACTTCCATGATAATAGATTTAACATTTGTAAGATGCCTCGTCAGACAGGTAAATCTACAACTGTTGTGGCTTACCTTCTTCATTATGCTGTTTTTAATGATAGTGTTAATATTGGTATTCTTGCTAACAAAGCAGCTACTGCCAGAGAATTACTAGGTAGATTACAAACTGCATATGAGAACTTGCCTAAGTGGATGCAGCAGGGTATCATATCATGGAATAAAGGTTCTTTGGAGTTAGAGAATGGCAGTAAGATATTGGCAGCGTCTACATCTGCTTCTGCTGTCCGAGGTATGTCATTTAACATCCTCTTCCTCGATGAATTTGCATTCGTTCCGAACCATATTGCAGAGTCCTTCTTTGCCAGTGTTTATCCTACTATTACTTCTGGTAAATCAACGAAAGTCATAATGGTTTCTACCCCTCACGGGATGAATCATTTTTATAGGTATTGGCATGATGCAGAAAGTGGCAAGAATGAATATATACCAACTGATGTTCATTGGAGTGAAGTTCCTGGTAGAGATGCTGCATGGAAAGCACAAACTATTGCCAACACTTCAGAACAACAGTTTAAAGTTGAGTTTGAATGCGAATTCTTAGGATCTGTTGATACTCTTATTGCACCTAGTAAACTAAGAACATTTGTATATGATACACCTATTAATAGAAATGCTGGATTAGATGTTTATCAAGTATCACAAGAGAACCATGATTATATAATTACAGTTGATGTAGCAAGAGGAGTTAGTGAGGACTACTCTGCTTTTATTGTTGTTGATATAACAGAATTTCCGCATAAGATTGTTGCCAAATATCGCAACAATGAAATCAAACCAATGCTATTTCCTAACATCATATATGAGGTAGCAAGAGGTTATAACGGTGCTTATATACTCTGTGAGGTCAACGATATAGGCGACCAGGTGGCATCACTACTTCATTATGACCTTGAGTATCAAAATGTGCTTATGTGCTCTATGAGAGGCAGGGCAGGACAGGTTGTAGGTCAAGGATTTTCTGGCAAGAAGACACAACTTGGAGTTAAAATGTCCAAGACTGTTAAGAAAGTATGGTCTCTTAACCTTAAAACTTTGATTGAAGAAGATAAGGTAATATTCAATGATTATGAAATTATCTCAGAACTTACCACTTTTATTCAGAAAAATAATTCATTTGAAGCAGAAGAAGGTTGTAATGATGACCTTGCTATGTGTTTAGTCATATATGCTTGGTTAGCATGTCAAGATTACTTTAAAGAACTTACTGATCAGGATGTTAGAAAAAGGTTATATGAAGAGCAAAAAAATCAAATAGAACAGGATATGGCACCTTTTGGATTCATTGAAACTGGATTAGAAGGCGAAAGTTTCGTTGATGCTGATGGTGATAGATGGCATACTGATGAGTATGGCGATATGGCTCATATGTGGGAGTATATGTAAATGTCAATTTTAATAAATATTTTTTAGATAACTGAGAAATTCGGAGAAAAACGACATGGCGACTCCTCAATTGTCTCCCGGTGTACTGGTAAGGGAGGTTGATTTAACTGTAGGAAGAGCTGATAATGTACTTGATAATATTGGAGGCATCGCAGGTCCATTCCCAATTGGACCCGTTGATTTTCCTATCGATATTACAACAGAACAAGAATTGATTTCCACATTTGGAAAACCTCTTTCAACAGACGCGCAGTATGAGTATTGGATGAGCGCGGCATCCTATCTTTCTTATGGAGGGGTCTTAAAGGTTGTTAGAACTGCTGGCACTACTCTACAGAATGCCAATGCTGGTGTTGGATATGCCTACACTGGAATGACAGGAACAGGTAGAATCGATAGTTACGATGATTACATGGAGAATCATGGTGATGGAGAAGATACCAACTATACTTGGGCAGCAAAGAATCCTGGTACTTGGGCTAATGATTTAAAGGTTTGTGTTATTGATGATGTTGCTGACCAAATAATTGGTATTACGACAAGTAACTTATCACTTGCTGGCGCAACAATTGGATATGGTATTACTGCTGTTTTGGATGTTAATCTTCCTGGAGCAGGATCAACCAGTCAGTTTAATGGATATTTAAAGGGTATTATTACTGGTGTTAATACTGAATCAACAAGTGAACTATCTACAATTAATGTTAAGGTAACATCAAGAGTTTCGGCAGCTGGTACAGAAACAGCAATTACTTATGCTGAGAACACATCATTTGCTTCTTTTGATACTTCAGATTCTTGCTATTTTGTAGATAATGCTGGTATTAATACTGGTCTTTCTGCTACTGTTGCAGCATATACTCCTACAACTGCTACTGATTGGTATGATCAACAGAAACTTCAAATAAACAATGGAGTACTGTACTGGAAGTCTATTGCTCCCAGACCTGTTAGTACCAAATACACTCTTGATAGAAGTGGTAAGAATGATGGTATTCATGTGGTTGTTGTTGATGATGCAGGAAATATTAGTGGAGTCACAGGAAGTATTCTTGAGAAGCACTTAAATCTTTCTAAAGCAAAAGATGCTATTTCTGCAGTTAATGCTCCACGGAAAAACTGGTATGAGCAGTATATTGCTGATTTCTCAGATCAAGTTTATGCTGGAAGTAATCCTTCTTCCGCAGAAGATGCATATTGGAGGACTGTTCCAGTTGCTACTGGATTTACAACTGCGGGTGCAGGATATGTTCAAGTCACAAATGGAGATAGTCTCTGGGGTCTAGACGCTCAAGGAGTAACATTTAGTGGTATTGGTAATACTACTTACACATTGACGGGTGGTATTGATTATTCTGCTAATAAGGGTGCTAAAGCCGCGTTAGGAGATCTTCAAACATCATATAATAAGTTAAGCAACGAAGATGAAGTTGCTATGGATTACCTTATTATGGGTCCTGGACTTACCAATGAGGATGAGTCACAAGCAAAAGCAAATCATCTACTTTCTATAGCAAATCAAAGAAAGGATTGTGTTGCATTTATTGGACCACATAGAGGAAACGTAGTTGGTGAGTCTAATACGACTACACAAACTACAAACTTGATTCAATACTTTAGTTCACTTACATCTACATCTTATGGTGTATTTGATAGTGGTTATAAGTACACTTATGATCGTTTTAATAATAAGTTCCGTTACATTCCATGTAATGGAGACATTGCTGGTTTAACTTGTCGTACTGGAATTCTAGCATATCCATGGTTCTCACCTGCTGGACAGCAAAGAGGAATCATTAATAATGCTGTTAAACTTGCTTATAACCCAAGCAAGGCACAAAGAGATCAACTCTATCCATTGAGAATTAACTCTGTTATTACTCAACCTGGAATTGGAACTCTTCTCTTTGGAGATAAGACTGCTCTTGGATATGCATCTGCGTTTGATAGAATTAACGTTCGTCGTTTATTCCTTACCGTTGAGCAAGCATTACAGAAAGCAGCAGAAGCACAACTCTTTGAACTCAATGATGAGATAACAAGAGCAAACTTCAAGAATATTGTTGAACCATATCTTCGTGATGTTCAAGCAAAAAGAGGTCTTTATGGATTCCTCGTTGTTTGTGATACTTCAAATAACACTCCTGATGTTATTGATAACAATGAATTTAGAGCAGACATTTACCTGAAACCTGCCAAAGCAATCAACTATGTCACACTGACATTTGTTGCAACGAGAACTGGTGTCTCGTTTGAAGAAGTTGCCGGTACTGTTTAATCTAATAACATAATAAATAACAACACGGAGGACACAACAAATGCCACATACTATTCAGGACTTCAAATCAACTTTGGTGGGCGGCGGCGCCCGCCCCAATTTATTTGAGATTGAAATGACCGATTCAGCATCAGTCTCTGGGATTCCTGCTGATAAACTTAAAATGCTATGTAAAGCTGCTTCTTTACCTGCATCTACTATTGCACCGATTGAGATTCCTTTTAGAGGAAGAATTTTTAAAGTTGCTGGAGACAGAACTTTTGATGTTTGGACTATTACAGTAATTAATGATACTGACTTTGAGATTCGCAATGCCATGGAATCATGGATGCAACAGGTTGGTCAATATGCCGATGCTAGTGGTGACGCTGATCCAGCAGATTATCAGATTGATGCAACGGTCACTCAAATGACAAGATTGGCATCTACTAAAGGAGGAGTTGATGGCTCTGGTTTAGAAGCAGTACAATCTTACAAATTCTATAGTATTTTCCCAACAAGTATTTCTGCAATTGATCTTTCATATGATACCGGAGATACTATTGAGGAGTTTACAGTTGAATTCCAAGTTCAATACTGGGAACCAATTCCTGGTGGAGCAACGGTCTGATTAACTCTGATAAATAGATCAGCGATTAAGATAAAAAAATAAATCATGCCTAAGTTATTTGGATTCTCTATTGATGATAGCGGATCAAAATCACCCACTACTCTATCACCTGTTCCTCAATCTAAAGAGGATCAGAGTGATCATTATTTGAGTAGTGGGTTTTTTGGTTCCTATGTTGATATTGAAGGTGTTTATAGAACTGAGTTTGACTTAATCAAAAGATATCGTGAAATGGCTCTTCATCCTGAAGCGGATAGTGCTATTGAAGATATTGTTAATGAAGCAATCGTATCTGATACGAATGATAGTCCGGTAGAAATTGAACTATCTAATCTTAAAGCCAGTGATGGTATCAAAAATAAGATTAGAAATGAGTTCAAATATATCAAAGAAATGCTTGATTTTGATAAAAAATCGCATGAAATCTATAGAAATTGGTATATTGACGGTAGATTATACTACCATAAAGTAATTGACCTTAAAAAACCACATGAAGGTATAAAAGAATTGCGTTATGTTGATGCATTAAAGATGCGTTATGTGCGTAAGAATAAAGCAGAAGAAAAAGATAAGTATAGACAAAGTAATAATATAAGTGATAATCCTATGGATTATCAGTTTCCTGAGATAGAAGAATACTTCCTTTATAATCCAAAACAGCAGTATGCAATAGGAAGTCCTTTAAATTCTGGTTCAACAGCAGGTGCTAATGCTGGAATCAAATTCACTAAGGATTCTATTACATATTGTACTTCTGGACTTGTAGATAGGAATAAGGGATCAACTCTTTCATATCTCCACAAATCAATCAAAGCTCTCAATCAACTTAGAATGATTGAGGATAGTCTTGTTATCTATAGAATATCAAGAGCACCAGAACGTAGAATTTTCTATATTGATGTTGGTAATCTACCTAAGGTAAAGGCAGAGCAATATCTTCGTGATGTTATGATGCGTTACCGTAATAAGTTGGTATATGATGCATCTACTGGTGAGATTCGTGATGATAAGAAATTCATGAGTATGCTGGAAGATTTCTGGTTACCTCGCCG